GAATTTAGGACCTATTGATGTAGATGTGAAAAAACAAATTCAAATCACAGATGCTGATGTTAGTGATTTATCATCAGATGAGGAAATTAAAGGTAGGGTGAAAACACAGAAAGATAAACTTAGGAGTTTAAGAAAATGAAAAAACCATTAAGAGAAACATTGAAAAGAATAGGTGGAGGACATTTGTTAAAAGAAGTTGCTAGCCCAAAACTTATGAAAACCATAGCAGACACTATGAAATTTGACGCGTATGGTGATTTAGAAGATTTAATAGATAGTTTGAATTTAGATAAAAAATATTATCGTGAGATTGATGCTTTATTAGATGATATAAGAGATGAGGAACAAGGAATGAAACCAAGTGGTTTTGCTAAATCATCAAAACAACAATTGTTAAAAGTATTAAAAAAAGCAGTTATAACAAAAAGAAAATAAGAGGTTAATATGGCTAAAGGATTAGATTGTGGAACATCATATTACATAGCAGCAACAGAAGATGCTATAAAGAAACAACGGAATGTATTCTTAACCGTTGATGGTGATGCTAATCAAGTAAAAAGAATGTTGAAAAGACAAAAGATTCCATTTGTGGAAAAAGCAGGTAAAGTTCATATCGTTGGACAACATGCTTTTAATTACGCACAAATCTTCTCAACAACAGAATTAAAACGACCAATGAGTCAAGGATTATTGAATCCTAAAGAAAGAGATGCATTACCTGTGTTGAATGCTATAATTGGAGAACTACTGGGTAAAGCAAAAAAAGATGAAACATGTGTGTATTGTGTTCCTGCGAAACCAATCGACCAAACAAGGGAAGTGTCGTATCACGAGGATGTGTTGAAGCAGATAATTGAACAATATGGGTATGATGTGAAAGTGATTGAAGAAAGTGTGGCTTTGGCTTATGAAGGATTGGTTGATAATGAATTGACTGGTATTGCTATTTCAATGGGTGCTGGTATGTGTAATATTTGTGTGATGTATCAAGGGATGTCATCTCTTTCTTTTTCCGTAGCTAGAGGTGGTGATTGGATTGATGAAAATGTCGCTAATGATTGTGGTGTAACAAAAGCAAAAGTAATATCAATCAAAGAAAACTCACAAAACTTAGATTTAACAAAAAGTTCTATCAATGATATTTATCAAGAGGGAAGTGATGAGTACAATATCATAAATGCTATTCGTTCTTATTACGGAGCACTTATCAATTATTTGATGACAAATTTAGCACATCAGTTCAACAATGCTGAAAGTGTACCAAACTTCCCAAATCCAATACCGATTGTATTTGGTGGTGGAACATCATTGGTAAAAGGTTTTCTACAAGTTGTTGGTGAACAATTCAATCAAGATGAGTTCCCAATACAAATATCAGATATTAAATTAGTAGAAGATGCTCACACAGCCGTTGCTAGAGGTTGTTTAAGTGAAGCAGAATTGATTGAGGAGGAGGAATAAAATGGCTTTAGAAGATATGGCTAGACCTAATATTGTGAATAACACAAAGATATCAGGTAGATTTACTGATGAAGGTAAAGATGTAAATAAATCAGTACAAACTCCTGATAAAGCTCCAAGTTCACCATCATTGGGTACAATACAAGGTAACTTTAACCTTAATGGAAGAGCAAAGGGGAAGTAATATGAACAAAGTAACTATTAAAGAAATCAGACGATGGATGAAAACATTAGAAGAAAACCGATATAGAAAAATCGTTAATGCTGATGCTAGAAGAGTTGCTTGGTTGGTTAATAATAATTTAGCTGAAGATTATGATATGATGCCTAAAACCATTAGAAAGAAATGGCCTCAAGCTCAATATGGAAAAGAAAGATATTTAGCAAAAAAATTCATGGAATCAAAGAAAGCTAAATTAAAAGAAAACGCAGAGCAAAAATTAAGAGAGGTGATTAAAGAAACCATTAGAGGTATCTTATCAGAAAAAACAACAACATTTCAAATGAAAACACCAGATATGAAGAAAGTTGATATGTTGTTAAAAAAGGGTAAATTTAAAGGGTTGAATATGAAATCAAAAGGTCCTAAGTTTACATTAACTGTTCCAAAGAAAATGGAGGATAAAGTATTATCATATTTGATTCAAAAAGGTATTACAGATATAAATGAGGTTTAAATGAGAAAAAGAAGAGAAAAGAAATCAAGAGGGTTATATGTCGAAGTTAGAAATAATAATATCGAAGGAGCTCTCAAAAAATTTAAAAGAATGGTTAAAGATAGTGGAATGATGGTTGAATTACGAGATAGACAATATTATGAGAAACCATCAGAAAAAAGAAGAAAAAAACGAAATTTAGCCAAATCACGACAAAGATATAAAAGCATAAAAGAAAATAAATCATATTAATACTCACGAACAAATAATTGAAAAATTATTGGAGTATTTGGATTTTTTACAAACCCCACATCCAAATTTCAACAACATGCCTATTTGTCCATTCATTAGAGGTGATTTACAAACTGGTAATATAAAGTTTATGATTTACAACTCCAACATGGATAAATCACTTATCGAGATGATAAGGGAGTGGGATGATTCCGATTTTAAAACAGGTTTAATCTTACACATTGGTGATGATATGGAAACCATTGTTAGAAAACCATATCAAAAATTTCTAAATGAACAGATAAGAGAAAATGGTATGGGAGATGTAAAAATATTATGCTTTTCACCATATGAGGATTTCAACATATCAGGAATCGATACAAGAAAATCAGCCCCATGTATGTTATACAATTTAGCTAAAAGAAAAGATTTACGAGAAGCTGGTGAGAAACTACTTAAAACTAAATGGTATGATAATCTACTCACAGAAGATTTTAAAAAACTTAATATTAAGAAAAAAATCTTATAATTTTTTTTTATTTATATATTTATCTATATAAAACTACAATACACCGTTGGATTTATACGGTGTCTAAATATTCCAAATAAACTTAATTAAGTTTCCTAATAAACTTATTCCAAAAACATATTATGAGGAGAATATCATGGGTGATATTTTAAAAGAAGCCATAGCTGATGCTAAAGCAGTTCGTGAAACAGCTTTACAAAATGCTAAGATGGCGTTAGAAGAAGCATTCACACCTCAATTGAAGTCAATGTTATCTGCTAAACTTCGTGAAGAAGATGATGATGAAAAAGAAGAAGGTCGTCATGAAGAAGATATGGATGATGATGATGCTGAAGAGGGTAGAATGGATGATGGTATGCATGATGAAGGTGAACATGAAGAGGGTATGCATGATGATGAAGCTGAAGAGGGTCGTCACGATAAAGAAGAAGGAATGCACGATGATGATGATGATGCTGAAGAAGGAATGCATGAAGATAACATTATTGAAATAGATGGTGTTAAATATGCTCCGATAGTTGCTGAAAAAGAAGATGATGATGATGACGCTGAAGAAGGTAGAATGAGTGAAGAAGAACTTGATTTAGAATCTGTTATCAAAGAACTTGAATCTGAACTTGATGAAGATATTGAAGAAGGTAAAGAAAAAGATGATGATGACGATGATACTAAATTAAAAGAAGAAGAAGAGTTTGAAATTGATGAGTCTTTATTTGAAGAAGATGAAGAACTTGATGAAGAACTTGATAAATCATCTGACATCGGAAAAAGTGATAATAACAGAGGAAGCACAGATGCATCTTCTGGAATTGGATCTGGTAAAAAAGGTATGAAAGAATCTTCAAAACTTCAAGCTGAATTGAAAGAATACAAAGAAGCAGTTGTTTTCTTAAAAGATAAACTTCATGAAGTCAACATCTTGAATGCTAAACTTTTATTTACCAACAAATTATTTAAAGAATATTCTTTAGATAACGGTCAAAAATTAAAGGTAGTTGAAACATTTGATAGAGCTCAAACAACAAGAGAGATTAAATTAGTTTACTCAACTCTTGCTGAGTCTTTTAAAAGTGGTCCAATTACAAGAAAAACTAAAAATATAACCGAATCCGCAAGTTCTGCTGTTGGTTCAACTAAGCCTTCAAAGCAATCACGAAAAGTGATTACAGAAGAGCAAAAAGTTGCTAATAGATTTAGAAAACTTGCTGGATTGATTAAATAAGATTAGGAGATAATAATCATGAATGATTTATTAGACGCAAGTCCTATGAAGAGGCAAAAAGAAGAAGCTAAAATTCTTGTTAATAAATGGGAAAAAACAGGTCTTCTTGATGGTTTGAATGAGGACTTTCAAAAAGGTGGCATGGCCACATTGTTAGAAAATCAGGCGAGACAACTGATTTCAGAAAATAGTTCAACTGGTGGTGGTAGTGGTACTGGTGCTACAGCCGCAGCTGGTTCTGAAGAATGGTCAGGTGTTGCTCTTCCATTAGTT